ACGAACCAGTGTCTTTCGTACTCGGCGGGAATTTCATCGCCGGCCTTGAAATACAACGGCCGGCAATCGTCGCGGGTCAGGGTGAAGTCCTGATTGGCGATTCGTGTCGTGATTAAGCTCATATTCTTTCCTGAACAAGCCGGGAGAAGTCTATATTACAACGACTCCCGGCTTCCGCTTAGATTGCGTCGCGGTAGGACAACGTCGTGCCGTAGCGGAATTCCACCTGACCGAAGCGCGCCCAATAAGTAGTTATCTGAAATAGCGAGCGATATTCCAAAGGCGTACGCTGCAGTTCCGTCATCGGATACTGGACATACTTCTTGTTCTTGTTGTACGCCACCATGCGGTCGACCGTGCCGATCGTTCCAGGTGTTCCACCCACGCCCGCACCAATCAACCACTTCAGCGGCAGGATGTTCAGCTTCTGGCCTTGCTGCGCGCAGATGTTGTTTTCGATGATGTACGCGAGAATGGTCTTCTGTGCTGCGAGGTTGACCGGCTGGCTGGCGATGTAGCCAAGCTGTGCAGGCGGCAGCAGGAGCGTATCCGGCAGCACCTTCCAGCCGGAGTTCGACCATGTGGTCGTCAGCACTTCGTTGACGTCCTTCAGGATTTCGAGGGCCGTCTTTGTCGTCCATTGCGGCGTGCCGGCGGCGCCGTTCGCCACGTTCGAATAACCACCCACGACCGAATTCGAGTTCACCAGACCGGTGAAGCCGATGGACGAATCACCGAAATAGACGATATTGTCCAGGTCCATGTTGCGCTTGAGGTTCATACCCTCGACCTTCTGCGCGTCGACCGGCATGCCGAGCTTCTGGGCCTTCACCAGTTCGGGAACGGTGTACTTGACTTCAGCACCCCACAGGCGCATCGGTTGCGGCGTCTTGCCAATGTCCAGCGACGGGCCGGCGATCGCGTTGCCTTCGTTCGAAATCCAGTTCAGGCCGCCCGGATTGATGCCGCCGGACATCGCGAAAGCGGAGTTCGTCCACGATGCGATTTCATCAGCCGGCGAAACGTCGGTGCGAATCTCGATGTCGCGCGACCAGGTGAATTCGACCAGCGGCTCATTGAGCGTCTGGTCCAGACGTTCGAGCTGCCCAACCAGGAATACGCCAGTCGAGTCAACCGTTGCGCGGTCGTATGTGAATTGTTCGTCGGTCGTGAAACGGCGGATGACTTTCCGCGACGCTTCAGCGATTTCCCGGCGCTTGAGAAACTTTTGAACAGACATGTCCATTTAATGGCTCCAGAAATGCAAAAACCCGCCGAAGCGGGTCTGTAAGCGGATGCGCTATTAGGCGCCGGGGTCTCAAATATTAAACGCCACCTCAGTCACACCGTACGCATCGGCAGGGCCGGTAAAGTACGTGTTTGACGGAAGGGCGACGGTGTTGGTCGTATCGGATGCGGCTTCGAACCCGCCCAGCGGCTTGCCAGTGGACGGCGTAGCGACGCGCACATAGACAGTGCCGCCCTTGGCAGCAGCAGTCGTGCCGCCCAATGATACGTTCACATAGCCGCGCTTGAGGATGTCGGTCACGCCCGAAACCGGTGGCGTCGACGTGCCAAGAGGGTCGGTGCCGTTACCCTGGATCGGGTAGGGGCGCAGGTTGATACCGTAGACCAGGGCGGCAGTGTCAGCCGAGTTGTTGATCGGCTGGATGGTGCCCGAGACCAGTTTCACGGCTACGCCATAGACGGTCGGCGGAGCACTCGTGTTGATCTGCTGGGTTTCAATGGTCGCCACTTCAGCACGCTGAAGATCGCCGGCAAAACCAGCCGGCATGCGGAATGTATAAGCTTGCAACGAGGGCATGTCGGCTCCTTACTTACGATTGGACCAGAATTCAGCATGAATCTGGTTGAGGTCTTTCTTCGGTTCGGGCTTCGCGTCGGCGGTTGCCGTCTTCGATGCCATGTTCTTCTGCTTGACGAGCTCCGACGCAGCGTTGAAGGCCATCGCGGCCATACCGCAGGGCATCTTCGCCACATCCGCATCGCCTACGATGCTTTTCACCAGTGACGCGTTGTCGTTGGTCAGGGCAGTGCGGAGAGCGCGACGGCGCAGTACGCAGATTGCGTCCGCCGTCTTCTTGGCATCCAGCTTCGCGTCGAACGTCGGCAGTTTCACGCCGGGGGCGAGGATCTCGGCGCGCGCCTTGGCGTCCTGGAATTCGTCCTTGAACGAGGCGGAATCCTTGGTCGACTTCTTGTCGTCCTTATCATCCTTGTCGTCCGGTTCGGAGTCGTTCGTGTCGGGATCCGCATCTGGATCATCTTCATCCGCCGGAACATCGTCCTTGGTTTCGTCCTTCTTTTCTTCGTCCGAGTCCTTGGTGCCGCCTTCCAGCTTTGCGAGCCGCTCACCGATCGACGAGACGCTTTGCGCCAGACCATCCAGCACAGTCATGACCTTGGCCATCGGGTCGGCAGGTTCGTCGTCTTTGGTTTCGTCGCCGCCGGTCTTTTCAGCGCCAGGCATATGGATGTGAATGTCGGGCACGTTCTTTTCTGTGCCGTCCTCATCCTTGACTTCTTCCGACAGCGTTTTCTCGAAGGCATCCGAGTCGCGCGTCATAAACAGTTTGCGCAACTTATCCCGGAGGGAGTCGGCGCCGTTCTTAACAGCCATGGGGAAATCTCCTAGGGAGGGTTTTGAGTCTTGCACTGAGCAGGCTTCGCCACAGCGGGCAGAGCCTGACAGTAGTGCTACGTGGTTCCCGACGATTGACGTTTGGCGCGCTCGTCCGGGAGCGATCTGTTTATATGTGGCGTCGTATCCGTTGCTGATTTCACGCAAACGCTTGGTCTGAACATCGTGAATCGCACCCCTGTCCATCACCAGCAGGTCGGCCAGGAGAAAGTCGCTCATTTCCCCTTCGCCGCGGCGAATGTTGAATGCGATGCCTTTTGCGTAGACGATCCAGTTCGACGGCGTGACGGGATCGTTCGGGTGCTCGACGGTGACCGGCACGCCCTCGAAAGAGGCCATCGATTCAGGATCAAAGACGTCATCCTCATGACGCTCGACCTGAACCACGCCGTCTTTGTCTTCTACATCGGGCAACTCGATCGCGGCGTAATCCTGCAGGCCAATGCGAGCAATCGGAACTTCCTCGCAAAGCAGAAATCCGTTCGGGGTGAGGGATTGCTTCGGACCAAGTTTCTCAGATGCCAGGATGCCACTTGAGGTGATCCCGTCTTTCGTGGGCGCGCGCTTGCTCACGCATGCGTTGCACTGGCAGGCGTCGGACATATGTTTAGGCGTAAAAAAGCCCGCTCAGTGGCGGGCAATTATTTCGGGATAGCGACGCGTGGCCAGCATCTACAATTCGGCACGCAACCTGCGTGGCCAGTTAAGTCGTCCAGTGTTGGCGGGTCATCCCATCGGACAAACTTGCCTTGCATCGCTTTGTGGGATGGCCTGACGGTGCCGTCATGCGCTGTTTCCCAAAAGTAGCCTTCGCTGCCAATTGACTCTGCGCGGGCCTGCGTGAGCGTCGTAGCAGTGCGACTGGTCTCGGTGCGCGCAATCAACACAGCCCGCGAGGTTGTCACCTCTTCAGTGCGCATGATCTCTTTAGCGATCTCAGTGAACCGCGTCGAGTCCTCTAGACCTTCAAGCGTCAGCCTATGAACCCGCTGCGCCGCTTCCTTTGGAATGCTCTGGATCAGGTCGACTTGCTCAGCCAGCAGAGCGCGCATCACGGCACCGGTAGGCGCGTTGCGAATTTCCTGCCGCAATCCAGCTGACACGTCTTTGGCCAGCGTCTTCCATGTCTGCTCGTCACGCAGCGCGACGTCCATCAGCATGTTGCTGGCGGTCTGCGTCGCCCAGCCCTTGAGCATGTCGGCGTAGGCGTTCAGCAAGTGCTCGATCGTCGGCACCTGACTCATGTCACCGGGTGTGAACGGCTGAATGATCGCGCCTACCTGCTGCGCGACCTTCCGTAGCTGAGTACCGTAGCGCTGTTCGATGCCTCGCGTCTTGACCGGGTTGCGATCACGCTTGCGGTCGAGAGTGAGGATCATTGCTTGCGAAGTCTTTTACGAATCCAGTCCAGTGCGCTTGCCGAGTCGCCAGTCTGCTTCTGCATCGTCGGCATCTCAGGCAATTCCATCTCGCCAGGCGGCGGGGCGTTCTTTTCCTGCTCTTCGGCTTCGCTGATGTCTTCATCCGTGATTGAGCTAAAAAGACCCGTTACCTGCGATGATGCCTTCAGATCCTTCATGGCGGCTGATGGCTTCTGGATATTCGCGTCTACGGCGCCGGTCACTGCCTGCACCTTCTTCGTCGCGATATCTGCCTTCTCGGACTCGCTCATTTCCTGCAGGCTGCGGAATTCGAACCCAAAGTCATCGGGCAATGGCTTGCCAAGTGATGACATTGACATGACCGCGAAGAGGCGATGCAGCCCGCGACGGAATCGCCGCTCCTGGCTCTGCTTGACCTTTTCATGCCACTGCTTCATTTCCCCTTCGCCCGTCGCCCCCAAGCCAGTAGGCGATTGCCCAAACAGGCGAGTGAACGGCATGCCAAGCGCGCCGCAAAGCTGCTGACCGAACTGCAGAAGCATGTCTGACAAGCCGGCGAAAGCGTACTGGTGCGCTTCGAACTTGTCCTTACCATCGACTACCGTGATGCCTTCATTGGTCTGGGCCAGGCGAATGAATTCGATCTGCGCTTTCAGGCCGGCGAGAGCGGGGCCACCGGCCGCGATGATGTCGCGCAGCCCATCAACCGTCATCGTGCGCAGATGCGCCTTGTAGATCAACTGACCCGCGCCGACAGACGCGCTATCGAATGCAATCAGGCGATCCCACAGCGGCTCGAGAACCGATAGGCCCCAGCCATTCTCACTGACGCGCTGATAGAACGGCAGATCCATGCCATCCAGACGGATCACACGCGAGTAGTGGATCTTCGCTTTCGGGATGGCTGCGTAGTCGGCAATGACGTTGTAGAACACCGGCTTGCCCATATCGGGGCCGTATTCGGTCACTACCTCGCCAACCGGGGGAGAAACCATCCAGCGGTCCAGGACGAGCAGACCCTTGAACTGGCCTTTACCGACAGTCTCAGGGCGCAGCTGCGTCGAGAGGTCTTGCCCCTCAATCAGCATCACAGCCAGTGAGCCGCCGTACAGGTTTGCCCACTTGCCGTTATCGCAGAGCGCATCCCATATCGCCATCTCCATCATGTCCTGATCGATGATGGAAATATCGTCAGGCTCAAGACCGGAGAACTCGACACCGGCGCGGGTCATGTCTTCCGGCATCGCGTCGACAGCAGCGCGGACAATCCAGCTGCCGCGATATGCCGCTTCCAGGTTGATCCGGTTGCGGCTTTGATACGTTAGCGTGTACTGCGAGGCAGACGACTGGTTGTCGGTGCCCCAGCCTAAGCGCGCCTGGAAGTTGGCGAACGAGTCATTAGTCCGCACCGGCGCCGCAGCTTGCCGATTAGGCTGTTTGCTCTTTCGCGACATTCTGAGTGAATCCTTTCTTGTGGCTCGAATGCCGTTGGGAGAATTAACTAGCGCCTAGCTGCGCCCATTGCGAAAGTCCCGCCCCGATCAAATGCGAGAACGCGCGGGAGAGTGCATCAACCTGGTCGTCGTGAATGCCGTTGGGGAACATGCGCAATTCGTCGATGAACTTGCCGTTCCACGCGCCGCGCAGCATCAGCACATTCCCCACATTGATCTGCGCGGCAACTGGCTCAGCGCGTGTCACCTTGTCACCGGATTCGGGCGAGGTCATGACCGAGTAGCCGACCAGGGATCGAGTCAGGTAAAGCACCTGCGTCTTGCCTGCCTGCCCAGGATCTTGCGGAATGCTGATCTTGGTTGCGACCGTATCCAGCGCAGCGGTATTGACCAATGCAGCGTCGCGTTCATCGGGCCCGACGCGGAGACGAACCATGTCGGCTATGACAAATCGGCCATCCGGAAGCCGGCCAATCTTTGCGCCAGCAGTCCAGTCGCCCGTTGTTGTGCTGGCCAAGTCCCAGCCACGCACCCATTGAATATGTCCAAAGGGAAGGGCATCGATGATCTTGATCTGTTCCGGCTTGAACAACTCTCCTTCAGCCGCCGTGGGCCTCTGCTGGTAAAGAGCCAGCCAGTTTGCGCTGTCCATGATCTTTTCCCGCTCACGCAGGAAGTCGATGGACTTGTGCTCAGGAAAGAGGGCTTCACCGGCCTTGCGGTTGGGCTCGTCTACTTCGGCAATTGCCGGGTAACTCAACACCTTGACTTCGGGGTAGCGCTCGATAAGGCGACCGATTGGGTCGTCTATGTGCCAGCGCGTGAGAATTGCCAGAAGCCCGGCTTCCTCGCTGAATCGCGTAAAGAAGTCGTCGGTGAACCAATCCCACGCTGAATCGCGGATAGCCTCACTGTTTGCATCCTGTCGACCACGGATCGGGTCATCGATCACACCAAGGTCAAGCGATTCACCAGTAATCGAGCCGCGAACGGTCGTGTTGCGGAAATAGCCTTCAGTGCCGACATACTCCAGAATCTCGCGGTTGCGCAGATACTGTCCACTCGGGCCCATCGGGCCAGACTTGTTGATTCGTGTGTCAGGAAAGATTTCCTGATAGACCTGCGAATCGTAAAGTCGCTGCAGTCTCAGGTTGGCACGAACGCCCAGCCGTTCCGAGAACGAGGTATAAATCGTCCGGAACTCGGGATGCTTGCCAGCCACCCATGAGATGAAGTCGATGATCTGCACCGACTTGCCATGCTGCGGAGGCGCCTGGATAACCAGCTTAGGGCGCCTTCCCGCAATCAGGTCTTCGTAGAACGTCTGCAGTTCAGTCGCGATTTCCCTCTGCCACCATCCCCATTTGGCTTTGGGATTGATGGTCTGGCGGTATGTCAGGAAATTGGTGCGGCATTCCCTAAACCTCTTCTCCTTCAGGAGGGCGAGCTTTTCATGGTTCGATCCCATATTTGGCAAGCTCGGCGGCCAGTTCTTCGTCTGTCAGTTCTCGGGGCTCCCGGCGCTCTACGACGGCATTGACGCTAACTTTCTGACGGTTCGTGTAGGAGTCGCCCGTTTCCTTGGCGACTTGCTCGAGCAACTGGGCGGTGAGGGCGAGATTGCCTTGACGTTCGGCGCGCTCGATCATGCGTTGCAAGGTTCGCAAGCGCACCGAGCGGTGTGATACGCCGATCGAGCTTGTGTCTTCAAGGAAGG